GCATACATGCCGGTCTTGGCGCCGGCCGAGCCGACGATCTTGTTGATTTCCGCTTCCAGCTTGTCCTGCGGATCGACGGCGGCGGAGTGCTCGACGCGGACGAAGGCGATGTCCGTGACGATGCCTTCGGAAAGCAGCTGGTCGACGGTATCGCGCACGATACCCGTGCCGAGCTTTGCGACCTGATCGGCGTCGTCGATCGACAGGCGAACCGGTTCATCAAGCGGAAAGGCGGTGTTGTCGGCGGTGGGCGCCGGAGCGGAAAGCCCGACGACGGTGCTGTCGCGCGTGTCGATCTTCGCAACGGTGGCGAGAAGATTGGAAAACCGGCGTACGCCGACGAAATCCGTGGTGCCTGACATCGGTCATTCCTAGCTGTTGGTTGGCTGGGAACGAGCCTATGGCTGAGATGCAAAAAGCCCCGGCTGACAGCTGTCAGCAGGGGTTAATCGGATCGTGGTCAGGGAGTAGTCAAAGGATGATCGCTTATCTCTGGAAAATCAAGTGCGGGGCTCGCGGCTAGAGACCGGCCGCCCATCTCCAGAGATCATCGACCTGGCTTTCCGGCAGATCGAATGCCAGCGCCAGTTCGGCGACGAGCGGATGGTCGCGGTTATAGAGGCCCGCAGCCTGCCACTCGATCATTGAGGCGGCCCGCTCCTGCGGATCCTCGATCAGCGCGATCTGCGCCTCGACGTCACCTGAGCTGATACCGATCGTCAGGAGCCCGAGCAGGAGCTGGCGACGGGTGAGAGAAGGGCAAGGCTCCGGCATCGGCCTCGCATAGTGCTCTGGCAGCACGACCCACATCTCAAATCTCCTCTTCGGTCGGCAACGCGATAGCGCCATCTGCGGGGTTGATGATCGGCGGTGGAAACGCCACGGATGCCGGAGGGTTCGGCCCATGTGGCAGGATCAGCGTGAGATAGAGTTCACCGCCGATCCGGGCGATAGGTCCGATGATCCACTCGCATGGCACTACGCCGGGCTGCACCGTCTCCCCGTCGGGCAGGCTCGAAAAGTCGAATGCGTTGCCGTTGATCGTCAGAACATCGCCAGCCTTGGTGACTGATAGAGCGTCATCGCGGCGCATGGGAGAAAAGGAGATATTCATCAGAACCACCTTCCGATTGCGCCGAGCTTTACAGTATCGCCGGTTCGTGACATCCACGACCAGGCAGAAAAGCCAAGTTCTGTCACGCTAATCGCTCGGGGATTTACCCATCCGTTGACAGTGTTGGTCATGGATCCAAATCCCCAGGGTACTGCCGCGAAGGTGGCGGGAAACGCCGCTGTAATGACACCCGATTGGTACAACGGACCGCTGGAGACGGTGAGATCGACGGATATTGCCGACAAAAAACAGATCTGCGTTCCGTCGGCAAAACGGACATACTCACCGCTCGCATTGCTCCCGCGCTCGATGATCGCCCCGGTCGGAACGCCACCGCTCTGACCCACGGTCCCGACCATCTCGGTCGCCAGATACTTCCATGCACCCCAGCTTCTCCCATTGGCGCTGTACCGCCGCCACCGCCGGTTCTCACCGTTCAAGAACTCTTGCCAGATGCCGAGATTGCCCTGCCGCACGATTATAATCAGGATACCGGTGTGTGTTCCGCCCCCGAACGGACCGTTGTTCCATATCCCACTGGTCGTGTAGACGCCGCCGACATTGATCGTATTGAAGTCGCCGCCGGGCAGGCCGATACCGGCCGAGGAAGGCGTGGGGGCGAACCCTCCATGGACCGGGCCGAGCGCGTCCAATAAGTCGAGCTTGTTGGAACCGGACGCCGCCGCTGCGAGCGAAGTGAGTGCCGCCGCAAGCGGCTGCTTCCCGGCAAGAGCGTTGGTTATGGTGGTCGCGAAGTTCGCATCGTTTCCGAGCGCTACGGCGAACTCAGCAAGAGTGTCCAGCGCGGCCGGCGAAGAATTTACGAGCGCGGCCACAGCGGCGCGCAGCGCGGTGACGTTGACGATCTGGTTGCTGTCGGCGGAGATCGGCGCTGTCGGTGCGGTCGGGGTGCCCGTCAGGCCAGGTGAGTTGAGCGGTGCCGCGCCAATCCCTGAGCGCAGAACATCGCCGGAGGTCATGCTCAGCAACGTCTTGCCAAATGCCGTGACCGGAAAGAGGTCCGGAGCGCCGTCACTGCCGGTGCCAATGATCCGGTTGGCCACGTAGGTCAGTGCAGCCAGCGCGGTCAGGTTCTCATCCAGGGGCTGCCGGTGCGCCAGTGCCGTGGCGATCTGGGTCAGCGCGATCTGCAGCGTGGGGCCGGTGATGTCCTCTCCAGCGGATGCCACCGCCAGCGCAGACGCCATGGTTGCCAGCGATCCAGGCGCGATCGTCCAGGAGCTGAGCGTGCCCGCGCCGGCGAACGCCAGAACGTCAATCACCAAGGCGCCCGTTTCGGGATCGTATGACACCTTGCGCCCGTACATATAGACGAGCGGGTCATCGGCAGCCGAGATGGACAAGATATGAGCGGGTGCAAACATCGGCCATGAAGCTTCGGGCGAGAGCACAAAGGTCTTAGTGCCGGTGCCCACCGTCTGCTCGCTGACAGATGATGCGGTCAGGATCGCGCCAAGATCGGCGCGGGCCGTGATGGAGGCGAGCACCGGCGAGAGCGCGGCATCGACGACACCCTGGCTTGAGGTGGCCAGCTGCTCCTGCAGGGCGGCCAGCGATGAGGAGACGTTCTCGATCACCGCAAGCCGCTGGTCTAGACCCTCGAAGATCGCGGCGAGGATGTCGTAGACGCTCGATCCGCCATCCTCGCCGGAGCCGAGGATGGCCAGGATCTCCGAAATTCGACTGGGCATGTCTGTCCCCTTAACCGGCTGCGTAATCGTAGCGCTTGGTGATGTCGAAGATGGTGCTGACGTCGCTCGTGCTCATCTCGGTCTTGATCTTGTAGGCGGAGATGGGCGCGATGCCCTTGAACTGAAAATGCCGCACCAACACCCCGCTGGAATGCGGCTTGGTGGTAACAGTCGTCGGGCTGATCTCGGTCGTGTAGCCGGCGCCGGTGAGCAGCTTCACCGTCCAGTCGTGCTTGACCTCGTCGAAGCCGATTGCATCCTCATAGACATCGACTTGGGTCGTGGTGACGCCGGAGGGCAAAGTGCGGGCGGTCGAGATATGCACCGAGGAGGCCAAGGGCCGGCTGGCGATGATCGCACTCTTCGCCAGATGCAGGGCCGGCATGACATCCTTGGTGCCCTTGAAGAGGAAGCGGAGCGGCACCAATGACGGCTTGCCAACCAGGACGGTTTCGTCATTCTCGTCGACATTGCGCCAGACGCCGCCGATCCGCGCCTGCAGGATCAGGGAGGTCAGGGCCGGCTCATAGCCGGTGAGCACCGACTGGATTTCGGTGATGCCGCCGGTCATGGAAATGTCCTCGATCTCGACCAAGACCTGGGTGGCGTCGAACCGGACGCCATAAAGGCGGAAGCAGACATCCTCGTTGAGGTCGAGCGACCAGACCGAGCCGGCCGTCCAGGTCATGAGCGTGCCGTTGGTGAGATCGTTGGACTGGCTCATACCGAGCTTGTGGTTGCCGGTCGTGGTGATGATGATGCCGTAGCGTTGCCCCTTCTCCAGCCAGATCGGGTCGAAGTTGAACGGCGTCCAGGTCGGCCATTTCTTCAGCGCGGAAGCCGCGACCGTGCAGGTCTCCATCACTTCATCCTCGTCCGGATAGCCGGCGTCGGTCAGCTTGCAAATGGCGATATGCACGTCGCCAGTTGCCGCGATCGAGGTAAAGCCGAGGTCGATCCGGCGATGCCAGCCGCTCTGCGAGCAGAGGAAGGTCTGCGCCAGGCGGGCGCCGGTGAAGGTCTTGGTGACCTGATTCTGTTCCCAGTAGGCGGACGTGATCTGCATCTTCCAGATATGGTGTACGCCGGTCCCGATCAGCTGCCACTTCACCGTGCGCAGATCGATCACCACCCAGGTGTTGGTGGTCGGGTCGTAGAGGCGGACATTCGGGTTTGCCGCAAAATAGCTCTCCTGGGCCGCGCGTCCGGTCTTGGATGCATACCAGGTATAGGTGCGGCTGAGCGTCTTCTGCTTCACCGTCGTGGTGGTGACGGCGTAGGAGGCGATCGCCACTTCGGCGTCCTTGTCGTCGACCTCGACGCGCAAGGTGTCGGTGCCCTTCGGCATGATCAGACCGGACTGGGTTTTGTCGACCTTCGGATCATTGGGGTTCAGCAGGGCCGTCAGCTTCAGGGCGCGCTCGACCTCGCCGAAGCGCACGCGTCCGGCTTCCAGCTGGGCCGTGTAGGCGGCGTGCGTAGTGTCAGACTCGTCGGCCGTCGCGAAACTCTCGAAGCCGTTATAAGTGCCGGCGTCGGGGATCGACAGTGCCTCCAGCGCATACAGCATCTTGTTTTCGAGCGCGGAGATGTGCTTCTCGGCCGAGCGCATCTTGTTGTCCAGCGCGACCACCGAGGTGGAGCGGGCAAGCTGATCCTGGAACCGGGCGATCGAGGCGAGATCCGAGCGCAGGGTGTTGAGCAGGCTTTCCGTCTTCTTCAGGTTCGCATTGAGCACGGCAACCGAAGCGACGGTCTTTTCCAGGCTGTAGGCCGAGTTGACGGTCTCCATCTCGATCGACCCGTCGACGATGCCGACGCTGGAAATCCGGAAGCTCGCGACCACCAGCGAACCGGCCGGAACCGAGGGCCTGGACGGCGAGGCCGCCGCGGCGCCCGCGACCAGATCCACCCCGGCCTGGCGCGAGATACGGGTCGTTGTCGGCTTCGGCTGAGTGGTGCGCGTCGTCACATCGGTCAGGAACTTGCGCGTCGCCGTATCGGTTTCGACTTCCTCGCCGGAGACGACGACCAGGACTTCGCGGAAGTTCGACGTCGGCAGAAGGCTCGTGACGCTCAGGCTGGTGACGGTGGTCGTGTCGTAGACCTTGCCCCCGGAAATAAGGCCGCCCACCGCCACCGAGATGTTGAAGGCGTCGACCATCGAGACATTGTACCCGACATAGCGCGACTCATCGAACAGCAGGTGCTTGACGATGTAGTCGAGCGCGCCCCGCATCAGAACGGAGACAGCGGTGAGATCCGCCGCGGGCACTTCGGAGTAGTTATCAAACTTGGCGATCTTGGGCATGACGGGATGACCTTACAGCTGGAGAGATGACAGGCGCCTGGTGGTCTTGAGTGACCCGGCAGGCGGTATGTTGAGATCGACCGAAAGCCGGTCGCGCGCGGATTGGGAGACGGCGATGGCGTCGATGGCGAAGTCGAGCGCCGACAGGTCCGTCGGAGGCATGGCAAATCCGTCGCCCAGATAGGCTGCCCCGAGATAGAGGGCCGATGGGCCGACGGTCTCCGGCAGTGCCATGCGCAGCTCGGCCGTATAAGCCTGCATCCCCAGACGGTCGGCATCGAGATAGGAAGCGGCTGGCGGCATGGTCAGGCCAGGCCGCATGATCCGCATGGCTTGATACGTGCCCCAGGCACCGTCGGCGATCGCAAGCGTCGTATCATTGGCGTGGTCGATATCGACGAAGAAACCGGCAGGGCTCACCACCTCGTAGAAGCCTGCCTCCGGCTGGACGTCCTGAATGTAGTCGCCCTGTTCTTCGACCAGAGCCCGGCCTTCGCCGGGGGCCACTTCCGGACCGAGAGCGATCCTCATGCTGTTTCGATTGGCCGGCGCGCCATCGAGATAGGCGGGGCCGCCCAGGAGCAGGTCGGAGGCGAAGGCGCCCGAGCCAGCAGTTCCGGGCAGAAAGAAGCTTACAATCTCCCCACGCCTTCCGATCCGCGGGTCTTTCTCCCGGAGGGTCGCAACCGGTATTTCCGCGCCACCGTCGATCATGACGGCATATTCGAGATCGAGGTTGTAGAGTTCCGATGCGGCGAAGAAGGTCGGCTCGTCGTTGGTTTCAGCGCCCAGGAAACAGTTCTCCGGCATGCCTTCTTCCTGCCCACGAACAGCGATGCCGGCGCCGGAGATCGACGACTGGCGCACCTGGTAGAAGCGGATCTCGGGCAGACTTTCGATCCAGCGGCGCCAGGCTGGATCATTTTCAGCGCCAACCGAGGTGTAGAAGTCCTGCGGCGGGGCAGTGATGACGACGTCCTCGGCATCGGTATAGGCAAGGTACTTGCGGATCCCGGCCTCTGTTCCCTTCAGGCGGTGCATTTCAAGCGCGTCTGCCACGATCTGCCGCTGGGTCGACAGCGCCCAGTTCCGATCCCACAGATCGACCGACCATCCCCAGGCAAGGAAGGGAACGAAGCTCTCCGGCGAGGTCTCCGGGCGGATCGCCTCCGGTCCGGGCATCGGGATCGACGCCAGGCGCGCATCGAACGTCTCGGCAAGGACGTGCATCAGCGGGGTTGAGGAGGACGGCAGCAGGCTCATGTGTCTGTGCCCCCGATCGTGACCGTGATGGTCGAGATCCGGACGAAGCCGGTTTCGCCGACGGCGATATCAGCCACAGGCGAGATGATCCGTACTGACTGGACGCCATCGCGGTGGGCCCGGCTATAGATGGCCGAACGCATCAGATCCTGATTGAGCCGTGCATTCGTCTGTTTCAGCTTCGCGAGCGCGTCCTCTGCCTCGGCGGCAATCAGCGCGCCATCCGGACCGGGATAGAGCGTCAACTCGACCACGACCGGTGTGGTCTGGACGGCGGGCCCCTGCACGATGACGGTGTCGGTGAGAGGCACCATATCCGCTTGCTCCAGAGCGGCGCGGACCGTCTCGATCTGCTGGGTGGTCGGCCCGGGTGCGTCTGTGCCAGCGAGCAGCGTCACCGTGACCTCGCCGTCAGCCGAACGGACTGCCGATGCATCGATCAGCGCCGGCACTGCGGTCAGCGCGTGGTAGACATAGGCGCCAGTCGGACCGGCCAGGGACAGCGCTTCCGGCCGCAGCTGGATGCGCCGGCGGAACCGATCGTCGCTCTCATCCGCGAGCCGATGGACGCCCAGATAGGCGCCGAGATGATCGAGATTGGTGCCCGTGGCAAAGGCGATCAGCATCTGTTCCAGGCCGTCGTTGAAGCGGGCTCGCAAGAGCATTTCGCGAAACGCCACCGCCTGGATGAGGATGGCGACGGGATCGCTTTCCAGTTCGAGGGTGTCGTAGGGCGGCAGCGCAGGATTACCGGCGCGACGGCTTTCCCACCGCTCCAAAAAGTCAGCCTTGATGTTTCCGACGATCGCCTCGAACTCGATCGTCTCGATGGCGGACGGTGCGGCCAGCTGTGAGAGGTCGATCACGGTCATGCGGCAACTCCCAAAGCTGCAGGCGTCGTGGCTTCCAGACCGAGATTGATGGCGATGTCATAATTGCCGAAGCGGCCCTCGGGGTAGTAGAGGCCGCCATGGCGAAGCCCGAGCGCGCCGCTTTCTTTGAGGGTAACGAGCTGCAGCTGGGCCAGCTCGTATTCCGGTTCCCAGCGTGCGGCGCTCGCTACCATCTCGTTGTAGATCAGCATGGCAAGCGCCGGCGTCAGATCCTCGCAGAGCAGCGAGCGCAGATCGGCTCCGAAGGACAGCCGCATGACGCGGGTGTCGAGGCGGGTGTGCCAGATGATGCCGAGGGACTGGGCAAGATGCTGCGGGCCGGAGATCACCTGACCGGTGACCTCGCTCAAGCCGCTGCGATATCTGATCTTGCCTGCCATGCCGCTCAAACCCTCTTCGAAGACCTCTCACACCGCTGTCATTTCGCCGGTTGGCGCCCCAGGCTCTCGGGCCGCACATGACCTGCCATCACCTCGGAGATCGCCTCGCCATCGGTCAGCAAAAGCCGCTCTCCGGCTTTCACCCGCCGTCCGGCCACGCGCATCGGCGCCATGTCCGTGACGATGTAAGCAGAACGCCCCGCCGTTTCGGGGCTGACAGCTGCGGCGATTGGTTTTGAAGCTTTGGCCATGTCTTCTCTCCTTCAATCGGCCGGCGGGCCGGAGAGCCCACCACCGGGGATGACGTCCGTGTGTTTGTGATCCGTGCCGACATTGCGCCCCTCGTGTTCCAGGACGCCGCCTTCGGCACGGACATTGCCCACGAGTTCGATGGCGTCTCCGACCAGGCGCAGGCCATTGGGGCCAAACTCAATCCGGCCACCGCGCTGCAGGACAGCCGTGTCGGAGGATTTGGAGGGCGCGGCATGGTCCTGGTCGTAGGTGCCGGGCACCGCGATCGATCCGGCGCCGATCGTTCCCGACATCGACAGCATGATCATCTGTTCGGCCTGGTCGGGCTCACTGTGGATCGAAAGACCCCCGGCACCCGCCTCCTGCCAGCGGATCCAGGGCGACAGCACGTCCTCGCCGCGACTGTTGGTTCCAAGCTTCAATCGGAGAAGTCGTTTTTCCGGATCCTTCTCAGCGACCTTGCCCGACAGGACCATCATGGCCACGCGGCGTTCGGCGGCCTCGGTGCGCGCCGCCTGACGGCGCAGTTCTGCAGCGACCGGATCACGCATCGTCGGGCACCTCGCGAGCCGGGATCCACGGCGCGATGGCCTCGAGCGCCTCGGCGCTCTCGTAGTTGACGAGGCCGGTTTCCAGATCGACGGCGCCGACATGGTCGGGGAAGATGTCGCGGCCGAGATCGGCAACGACCTGCGTCCAGGTCACGGTGTAGTAAGCCACGCCCTGGGAGGCGTCCTTGACGGTGAAGAGCGGCTTCAGCTCGGCTGGCGGATTGTCCGCGACCGGCAGCACTTGAGTGAGGTTCCAGAGCGAGGCGACCTGGTCGGCCAGGATCT